CGTAGAGAGATTTATCGATAGTCATTAGTAGTACGCCACTTTACGTTTAAACACTTGCTCTTCTTCTTTCATGTCGGTATCTAAGCGAATGAAGCCGCCTTGCCTGAATCTAAGAAGAGCTTGACTGGTGGAGTCCACTAGGTCGTCGTGGTCCCCATTAGGAAAAGATGCGACCTCTTCAACGAGTTCCTCTGCCCATCTTGTGGGTGGTGCCCAAACTAAACCAGAGGCAAATACGTCCGATATCGCGTTTACACGGGCAATCTTATCATTGCCTCTTGATGGAGTGTACTCCGACAAAGGAATACCTAGTTGCCTTAATTCATAGATTAGAGGGGCGCCCGCCGCTTTCTTTTCAATAATCAATGAATCAGGTTCCCATTCGTTGTACATCTCCAATGCTTTCTTTTTTAAAGCCGGAAACTCCATTCTTTCTTTAAATGCATCTAAAAGAATGATGTTGGCTATCTCATCCCCATTCTCATTAGGATTGTAGAACACGCCCCATGTTGTACAGGCCGAGTAGTCCGCCCTTGAAGATTTCTCAAAGGCTGTATCCCAAGACTGAATCAGGTACTCACAAGGCGGCGGGTCGTCCTTCTCCCATACCCTCCACATCTCCCGCTTGATGATTGCCCCTTCCTCAGAGGTTGGATTCTGCTGGTACTGGGCTTCCCACTTACTTACCGGCAATTCATTCTTGATTGCCTCTAGTTCATTCTGGCTCCAGAACTCAGGCCACAGCGGGTTTCCAGACGGCATCAAAGCCGGGAGTTCGATAACTTCCCATTCATCTGCGTCCCGTTTGATTGCGTTGGCTACAATCTGACCAGTTAAGTCTCTCTTAGACCAGCGGGTCATCACAACAACGATAGCTCCACCCGGCTGTAGACGCTGACGAGGACCGGCGTTGTACCACTCAAAGACTCTGTCATAGACAGAGGGATTCCCAAGCATTGCTTCCTGCTCTGAGTGCGGGTCGTCAATGATTAGAACGTCAGCACCCTTACCTGTAACCGCTCCACCAACACCAATAGCGAAGTAATCGCCTCCTTTGTTGGTATTCCATCGTCCTGCTGCTTTGGAGTCAGTGGACAACTTCGTTGGAAAGATTGCCTGATATTCGGGAGTGTTAACAACGTTTCTGACCTTTCGCCCGAATCCAACAGCAAGCTCTGCTGTATGCGCCGTTTGAATAATCTTTTTCTCTGGGAACTTGCCTAGAAACCAAGCAGGAAAAAGAAAAGAGGCAAACTCAGACTTAGTGTGACGAGGCGGCATATTGATGATAAGCCTCTTCAAATCGCCTGAAGCAACTCTTTCAAAAGCTTCAGCCATGATTTGATGGTGCCTTCCTGATATGAATATAGGCCACATCTCTCTTACAAATGGAAGGAAGTTTTCCTTACAGCGTTCGACCTTGTCTGCCTTTAAAAGCTGAGCAATCTTTGTAACGTTAGGGTGCCCCGCTGGCAAAGTGTCTAACAGCTTGCGGTAGTCCTTTACTTCCTGACGGGTAAGCAAACTCATAGAGCAAGTATCTTCTTAATGCCTTTGTCAGCCACTTTCAAGCTTCTAAACTTGTGAGCTTGCACTCTTAGGTAACCCTTTTGCCTAAGCTCATGCACAATCCTATGAATGTTAGACCTACTCTTTAGCTTCATGCCCTGAGCAATGTTGTTATACGAAGGCGGATAGCCCTTGAGTTTGATGTATGCATGCACGAACTCCAATACCAGTTCCTGCCTAGGGGTTAGACCTTCTTGTTTTTCAAACATATACCCCCCCGGTAGAAATGCGAACGTTCGTATAGGGGGGTATTGTAGGGATACGTTTAAACAAATTGCAAGGTAGAAAATGACATGCCGGGGATAGTGTGTTCGTGGGGGAGGTGATAGTACGAGTTGGGGGAATGTAAATCGGATGTGGGAAATCGAGTGTATAGGTGGGACGATGGGTGACCCACATACGCGGGGGTAGGGTACGGGTGGGGTCGCGCGGGTAGCCTTAGTGAAACCCCCCGTTTAAACAGCGCGGAGTTTAAACGCCTTTAAATGCGAATCCAATTCACGCTTCAATTGCTCAGGGTCGACTTGCTCCACCTTTGCTTCGCTCTTATCGACGAACATGCCAATAGCTTTACCCATTAGTTCAAGCGACTTTAAACGGTCTGATGTTCTAACGTTATCGTCAGCCGCATGCTGGTGCAATTGTTCCAATACATAACGCCGAGTTGCAATTGCGTCATCGATTACATTCTGTTTTATAGCCTCAAAGACAGGCTCCATTAATGCACTTATCCGCCGGTCTTTCATTAGCTTGTTCGCACTAGATATCACTGTCGCTTCGCTAGTCTCAGTGCGGACGTCATAAGCTTTACGGTATGCATCTCTTGCGCTATTGCCTTGTGCAACAAGGGACGCAAAAGCTTTCATTTTCGGAGTAATCCTAGGTTCATTACGTTTAACCCCAATAGGCTTCCCGTCTTGCCTCTTCCTTTCCTTTGTCTCCCCTATCATCTCAAGCACTTCCGGCCTGATGCCGGGGCCTGCAACGTTCGTGCTTTCGTCGCCATGTTGCACTGCAATATCTCCCTGGGAGTCAACCTCACCCTGTTCGGCCTCACCTTCGACCGGTTCGCTCCACTCATCTCTGCTCACTGTCGTAACCCTCACTTGTTGACCTGAACCGGCGCACCGTTTACACGCACCGTCGAAACCTGTTCGCATTCTACCTATTGTGGATAACTTGTGAATAGCCTGTGGACAACTTTTAATAACGTTATCCACAGCTTATCCACACTGGTTGGATATACAGCTTTTGCGATGCTCTGAAACCCGCATGGTTGAGCCAAAACCCTCCAGAATCGACGAACGCGATAGTGCCGGTACTCAGGTATCAGCAACCCCTCAAATCGCTCTGAGGCCGTTTTAGACCCTGTTTCGCCCTATCTGGCTTTCCATACAGTTGTGGATAACTGGCACTGGAACCCAAAGACATTAGCCCCTCACTGCTTGCGCGGTTTTCATTTTTCGAGAACCCAGCATTGGCGCGGGTTTCAAGGGTTTTTTACCGGCTGTGAGCCGCTTCCCTATAAATAGCGGTAACCCCTGCACACCCCTGCGTCAATATGTCGCACCCTAGTGCTATTGCGAGTTTAAACAATCGTGCTAACATCTCTCCGTGGTCAGTGATTGCACTGGCCCGGTGCCCCACCTTCCCACTACGGGGCACGAATCGGTTCTTTAAAAATTTGGTTCTCTGAGACGGCACCGGGGTTGGCATCCTAGGACCGGCAAGGAAGTCGGGGGCTCAAGCCCGACACTGGACGCGGACCGGGGGCCTTCGGGTCTCCCTAGCGGGACGGCAACGTTACCGGGAGCGTGAGTCGAGGGTGCTACGAAGGGCATCGCGGCTTTACTTAGGTTTTATCTGACTGCCCATTCTCACGAGTGGGTAGCAGGATAACTAACCTACTGGAGATTGATATGACCAAGCATTTGGATGGTTTGAATTACGCCCACCTCTACGCCAAGGCGATGGCCGCTGGCGATGCGGCCTACCTTGCCGCTATCCCTGAACCGATGACGGTTGTCGGTGAGGGAAAACGCTACTACATCCCCGAAGGGGTTTGCGGTTTCGCTTGGGTGAACCTTCCCGGTAATACCCCGTTCGGTAAATGGCTGAAGGCCAATGCGTTTGCGCGGCCCGGTTACCCGAAGGGTTTAAACATCTGGGCGCCCTACATGACGCAGAGCTATGACCGCAAGATGGCGTGGGCCTATGCGGTCGCTGAGGTTCTGGCTGATGCGGGGATTGCCGCCCGCGCTGACGGTCGACTGGACTGAGTCCTATCAACCTCATGCCCCTCACGGGGGGCATGGTGATGATGATTCAACACTGGAGATGCATATGACGCACGCTGAGATTCGCGAGGTTTTCGATTCAAACCTAAACCTCACACTCGCCGAGTTGTCCCGGATGACGGGACTCTCAATCCCCCAACTTAAAAAAATCCTGATGGACAGGTGAGTCCTGCCAGCCGTATGCCTCGCTTGCGGGGCATTCGGATGACGATTCAACACTGGAGAAAACAATGGCTTATTACCGGAATTACCAACAGCGCCGTGCCTCTCCCGAAGAGATTGGCGCATGGGCGCAGATGTTCCCCGCTGAGTACGCTTGGATGGTTGCGGAGGCACCTCGCTTTGAGTTTGCCGCCGCGATGGTTCAGGCACTGCACCAGTGGGGCAAGCTCACCGAGAAGCAGT